AAAGAATGTTAATTCTTTTTTATGTTTGATACAAGTATTTTCTATCTTTGCTTCCATGGCTGTCAGTTTGCCATGTTTACCTTTTAGTTTTGTTTCATCAATTATTTCTACTTGTAGGTCTGAAATTTCTCGTCTGACACGAGCAATATCTTCTCTATAATTGTCTATGTCTGTATCTGCATTTTCAATATCTAGTTTCTTTGAGTCAGCAGTATCTTTATTCGTGTTACTAATATCATCTATATGTTTCTGTTGTGTTTCTATCTTACCATCAAGCATCTGATAATTGAAGTCTGCTTGCTTGATTGTTTCGTCTTGTGCCTTTGCCTTCTCTCTGAACATTAGATTAAGTTTAGAAAAGATTTCAATGTCAAGTATTTCTTCTACGACTTCTCGCCTATGTCTGGCACGAAGTTGCATAAAAGGAACAAACGAAGCGTTGCCCAATATCACAACTTGTGTGAATGACCTAAAGTTTAGTTTAAGTATATGTTGTTCTAAATGTTTTTGATAATCTCTTATAGCTGCATCTTGGTTCAACATATCACCATCACACCAAATCTCAAACACATTAGGCTTTATACCACGAATAATTTTATATTCTTTTTTACCTATCTGAAACTCTACTTCAACAACACATTCTTTTTCGTTGATTGTATTTACTAGTTGGTCTTTTTTGACAGCACGAAATGGTTTATTAAATAGACCAAAACATAAGGCATCCAACATGGTTGATTTACCAGCGCCGTTGTTACCAACAACTAGTGTTGTAGGCGCTTCATTTAAGTTAATCTCTATGAATTGTTGGCCTGTTGATAAAAAGTTTTTATATCTTACTTTTTTAAATATTATCATTTAATAGCATCCGTATCTTGTGCTTCAATATACATTTCTTTAATCATCACTTTCAGTCTGTCTTTATCTAGGTCAACTTTTAATTGGTCAACATAATTACTTACTAGATTCATTGTATCTTCTGCACCTTCAACAACATCATCACTTACGGTTGTGTGTGATAGGTCAGAATAATCTTCAAGTATTTTTAGTTCGTGTACAGAGATATCATTATACAGTCTTTCAAGCAATCTGTCAAACATTTCGTTGTCTTTTTTATTAATAACAACCAACTTTACATACTTTTGATTGTAATCCGTAATATCAAACTTATCATAGTTTGTTAGCACATCATCATAATGTAGTTTGATAAACATAGTAAATGGATTAGGCACAAACTCTACATCTCTTGTTTCAGTATCAAAGACATGAAAGCCTTTTTGATTTTTGTAGTCAGACCATGTGATTTCATATTGATTGCCTAGATAGTATACTTGGCCATCATCATTCTTATGGTGAAAATGCCCACTATAAGTTTTCTCAAAACGACTTACAATACTTTTATCATGTCCATGTGTTTGTTTCATGGCATCATTCATACTAAAACCATTCAAATCAAAATGACCCATACAGACATCTGCTTCGGCAGTTCTTAACATCTCTATTGAGTCTGCCTCATTCTCTGGATTAATCCAAGGCATCATCAATATTTTTGTACCATCAAAGTCTACTACTTTACCATCTTCATATATCCAAGGCTCATTAATCCCGTCAGCAGTTGTGCATAACTCCTTTATGGCATTTACTTTGTTTGTGTTTCGATAGTAAATATCGTGATTACCGATAATGATATGGGTGTCTATCTTTTCATCCCATAGTCGCTTCATAAACTTTTTTCTAAAGTTACGAGCAGTCCTAAAATTGATAAACTTTCTTCTGTCTACAACATCACCCAAGTGAATGAGTGTCTTGATATTATTCTCTTTTAAATAAGGAAAGAATATCTCGTCATAAAACTTATGAAAGAAATCATCAAAAATAAGACTATCGTTTCTTGCACCGAAGTGGGTGTCATTCAATAAGGCTATTTTCATAATATATTATTTTTTAGGTTCTTCTGTATCTTCTCTGCTATTCCTTCTTAAAAAATCTAACATGGCACTCTGATACTGTGTATCATCGCCTTCAAGTGAGTCCATCATTTGTTCAACACCGAAGTTAGCAATCATCTTTTGTTTGACTTCTTGCTGTTTCTTTTCTTTCTGTATTCTACGAATAAACGCATAGTAGATTATCTGTGTAAAATATGCAAATGGATTATTACTTTTTTCGGGGTCGAAGTTGTCCATGTATTGTAGACAATTCTCTATGCCATCAGAAATCATATCATCTCTGTATGTATAGTTGATGAAATTAGGTCGATACGATAGGTGATTTGCAATCTTTAGATAACATTCTCCTATGTAATTACTAACAGTAGGTCGTGGTTTGCCTTCTTCTTCGGCCTTAATTCTTAATGCACGATACTCTGTCATTGCTGCCAAAAACTTCTTATTATCTACATAATGAGGTTTTTGTTTTGGTTTTAACTTTTCTTCTTCTGCCATGTTATAGTCCTTTTCGGTCATTACGCTTCATAAGATTCTTCAAAGTTTTCACTAAATTATTTTTCTTATTTGATTTCTTATCTTTTAATAGATGAAGTTTTTCTTTTATATGTTTTAATTGAGCTTCTTTTTTGATGTTTCTACTAGTTGTTTTATTCATGTGATTTATTATACTATACCTTGTCTGGGTTGTCAAGCATCCGACTAAAATAATTTATTTGGATTAAACGCTTGACAAGTCTAAAAAATGAGTGTATAATCGCACATGTAGGTGCGGTGAGAGACCTAATTGGCTTTAAGCTTAAAGCTTCTAATGTAATGTTGTACCTTTCTCTAGTAATTCAAATTCAGGTTCATCATCTTCAGGCCCAATTTGCATATCCATATCTTCTGCAATATCTAATATTCTATCTATATCTTCTGGCGTGAGTGTAGGGCGTAATGCAAGTTTTTCATCAGTATCAGCCATCTTTTGTAACACAACTTCGTAATAATGTGCCAACTCAACAGTTGCAATTGATATGACAACAATTTTATCTTTTGCAATAACAAATTCTTTATCTTGTGTAAAAGGTATCCATCTTGATAATGTTGTATCTTCCTTTAACCCAAACTCTGTCATACGAGGCGTTGTAACCAGTTCTAATGGGTTAACAATTCTCATATGATTATCATCAACAGATATAGTTCCCATCAATAGACTTCCATCCATTAATTTTACTAGTCTGTAATCAGTTGGGTGATTCGGTTCATTTAATGTTTGCATACTTATATTTATCAGTCCTTTAAGTCTATGCTGTGCATTTCATAATCAAATTCTTCTTCTGTGTAGATGTTTATTCTCTCCTGAAAGTGTTTAAGAGTAAAGTTTTCTTTTGACTTCCAAGTCATATCGTCTGCAATATCATACAATGTGGCATCAACTTTGTTCTCGCCAAGTCTTAGACCACGACCAATTGATTGTAGATTTCTCACTCTACTCTTAGATGGACTTGCAAAGATAATATTATGCAGATTCTTAATATTGACACCAGTAGAGAATGTGCCATAACTTGCAACAATGATGGCATCTTTTTCTTTCTCTACGATACCTCGAATTGTTTCTCTTTCATCAGCCTCTACGCCACCAAAAATATAAAAGACTTTTCTGCCATCGGATGCCTTGTCTTTAATGATTTGATGTAGATGTTTGCCATGTTTCTCTACAAGTTGAAACAATACAAGAGTGTTGCCCTCTAGTTTCAATGCAAGATTACGAATGAAGTTTTGCCTTGACCGACTACTTACTAGATAGTCAATCTCATCCTGATACTTTCCTTTTGCAACCATTTGACAGTTCTCTGGTGTATGTTTTAGAATCAAACAACGAACAGTTAGTTGTGATAGTTGTTGTTTGTCCATTAGTTTCTTTGTTGATGTAACTTTGTTGACAGCCCCAAACAAACCCTCTAACACAAGTTTATGTGTCTGAGCACCATCAAGTGTTCCTGTCAGCCCGATTCGATATTTGCAGTCTGTCAGTTTAGACATAATCTCAGTCAATGATTTTGATTTAAACAGATGTGCCTCATCACCAAACACAACACCGAACTGGTCGAAATAGGCCTTAGGCAATCGAAATAAACTTTGCCATGTCGATATCAAAACTCTCTTGTCAGTAACATTTGAATACCCACTATACAATCTATGACAATACTTTTCTACATTCCAACCATACTCTTTGAAGTCAGAATACAT